TGTTTTGCCATCCACTATGCCTAAATCGTTCGGATCGGTGCAACAAAAAAAACGGGGGGTGAATGTTTCGCCGATGTCGCCCTGGAACGCATAAGCCGTTTCAGCGGCCAAGTTTGTTATCAGGGTTGCGGTAAAGGGGCCGGTGGTCATACTATTACTAACACCCTCATTGAGGTTTGTAACACATCACCGGGCGCATCGTTTATGCTAATCGGTTTGGATATCACGCCACTGTTGTACGTGGTGCCGCTGCCGCTGCTCATTGTTTCACCCTCGGCGGGCAAGACAATCGAGGTTAGTACCAGATTATCGAATGTGCTCCAGTTGAAGGTAGCAGTACCACCGGCGGCGGGCGGTGCGGTCAGATTGACAGACCTATACGCACCAACGGCATCGGTAACATCTAGTTTGCCGCCCACTGAAATAGGTATCCATTCGACACTTCGCGGTTGAGGTATTAAGGTGGTGCCGTTAATCGCTACGGTTACAGCCATTACGATGCCCCCTGTAACATTCCGGCTAATTGGTTCATTCCAGATGCTAGCACGTCCCGCAGATGGTCATCACCGTTAATTGAGCCTTGCACAATCATTGTAATGTTTGCCCCGCCTCGACTACCACCAACGGGTATAATTTCCTCACCGCCGTGAACAATGGCGGGCACCGCTGCACCTGTTGCGCCTGGCACTATACCACCATCGGCGAAGCCTAAAATGTTTAAAGCACCTTCACGCCCAAACAATCCTTGGCCCTTCTCTGCGCCAACCCCTTGGCCTACGAGATCATTTATCTGCCCAAGTTGTTCCCCTAACCCCTTGGCTATCTCCATTGCTTCGGCAACCTTTTCCATTCCAGTGGCCACCAAGTCAATCACGCCCAGGATAGCGTTTAGGGTTGCGTCTAAAATACCGATAGCGCCATCTAGCCCGGTGGCACCTTCTTCGGCTATACCAAACACCTCGGCAATCCTGCCGATGGCATCACCAATACGACCCATTGCATCGGGTAACTCGCCCGCCAAACGGCCCGCAAATGTATCAAGTAGCGGCGCGGCCCTATCCAAGAATTCGGAGACAAACGGGGTTGCCTTATTAACTAAATCTAGCAATACTTCGCCTATTGGTTCTAAGGCTACCAGGGCTTGGCGTTTAAAGCCTTCTGTGGCGCTGCCCAAGTTAGTATACTTTTCGTTTAGGATATCAGTTGAGCCCGCCAAATCCTCAATAGCCGTTGCGCCAATATCCAAATTATCAACAAACGAAGCGCCCAAATCCTCGGCGGCGGTACCGAAAAATCTTATTGCTTCTGAATTCTTATTAATTGGGTTTTCTATGTCAGCAATCGCGGCTGACACCTGCTGGAAAGCATCTTCCAGGCTAACGGTGCCATCTTGTAACCCTCTGAATATTTCATCAGTCGCTTCATCACCTAGCAATATGCCCATAGATTCCAGGGTATCATCTGATACCTCGGCCATAATGACACCGAATTCTTTGAAAGCATCGGCTATTTTGTCAGTTCCTAACACGCCACCCTGTACGCCTTGCTGTAAGGCGTCAAACATTTGACCTGCCGAAAACCCGCCTTCAGCAAACACATTAGAATACTCACGAACGGTATCAAGGAAGTCATCGGCGGGTATATCTTGCAAGCCCTTGGCCACGAAGTCTAACGCCTGCTCACTTGTGATCCCAAATTGGTTCATTAGCGAGCTGGCAGCGTCTACCGTTTCTGATACATCAGCCCCAAATGTATCACGTAAGGCTAGGGCACCTTGTGTTACTTTCTCAACGTCTGATGGTGATAGGTTGGACATCTCGCGCTGCACTGTGGCGATGGCTTCACCGATGTCCTCAAAGTTTTCGCCAAAGTTATTAGCAAAAATCCCCTTCATACCTTCTTCATATTTGGCTGCTTCATCTCTTGATATACCAAGCGATGCGGCCACACCATCTAAAGCGGTGTCAAGATCATTCGAGACATTAACCGCGGCCACCCCAGCCGCGGTTACACCACCTGCTACAGCAGCAACCCCAGCCACGCCAACCGCGCCAACGCCAGCCAGGGCTTTACCGAAGCCACCAAAAGAACCTTTGGCGCTGGCTAACCCCTTATCAAAATCATCTTTGTTTAAGCCTAATCTGGCCTCAAGACTGGCAACTTCTAAGGGCATATTATCCTATCTGTGTGTTAGTGGCTTTTATGGCTTGCTGGCTCTCGTTGATCTGTAAAATCGCTTCCCGGTCCAGATAGCCCAATCCTCTAATATATTCCATTGTCCAGCCGGTAAGCAAAACAAGCTGGACATCTTCGTACAATTCGCTTAAATCTTCAAGCGGCAAACCCTCTTGTCTGGCTACCACGTTTAAGGGTTGCTTAAACACGCCAGCCAGGTACACCGCCTCGCCTAATTTTTTTTTGCTATCTCATCAAATAAGGCTGATACCGCATCGTCAACTTCTTTTTGGTCCTGAAACCCCAGCTTAAGATATACCTCGGCTGTAATTTCGCCGTGTTCCCATTCCACTATTACCCGGGCGTGAAAGTTCTCGAAATCATATTTATCTAGCTTGCCCATTTCAGGATCAAGATAGATTAACTCCCGCCCTAGTTTATCCTCTAACTTTTCTTTGAGGACGTTTCGACCGGCGAAATATTCACGCAGTTCAATCTTATTTATGCGGTTAAAATCTAGTTCTAGCTTGCTCATTGTTCCCCCGATTTATCTCAACTGCTAGTACACCGTTTCGGTGATAACGTCGTCAAACTCCCAACTAAACTGCCAGACGGTAACATCGTTGTAAATGATGGGCGGCGTCTTAGCGGTCAAGAATGCCTGCACGTGTGCCCGTGGTGCACTGGTGGCGGTGCCTTCCGGTCCCCATTCCAGGGTGCCAGATGCCCCAATTGGCATTAGCGCCCATATCGGGGTGCCAGCGGTGCCGGTTTCGGCGCGATAGGTCATACTGGCATTGCCATCTTTTAGCGTGAACAATCGCTTAATCGCTGTGTCAGCACCTGATGTCTGGTCAACCGTTGCGCCCGTTTGGGTGGGCGTAAAGTTTCGGTAAAAGGTATCGAGAACAGTACCGCCAAATGCTAAGTATGCTGCTGAGCCTACATATCCACCTGCCATAATTAACTCCTAATCCTCATCAATAATTGCCCGGTAGAAACCACCTATGCGGTGGCGTGGTCTGCCGGTGCTGTCCTGCTCGGTAAAATTAACATCACGTTCTCTGGCCAGCCATAGATTATTAGCCCAGCCTGAAACGGTCAAACTACCTAAGTGTAAAGCCGTGTCGATTTGCCCATCAACCGCGGCGGCAGCGGCCCGCCCTTGTGCTACCCCATAAACGGCATACAACACATTACGGCTTCGCTGCTTAGTGTCGTTTACATCTCCACCGCCCTGGTACTGGAATACTACATACTTAGCGGGCGGGTTTTGAGGTGCATTGGTGTTGTAGACATAGGTACCACCCAGCTCGGTTGTTAGGGCGCTGGTGTTGGCCAGTTTGGTATAGAGGGCTGTCTCTAAAGCAGTAACGGGCATTATTCCTCACTCACGGTAATGCTATTCTTAAACGCGCCGGTATCGACATTCACATCTGATACCCAATCGGTCTGAATATTGAAGGCAATTACCCCTAACACATCGTTAGGGTCTTGACCCTTCTCAATGGCCTCACCAATCAACTTCGGCAAATCTTTGGTATTCTCTTCAAAAGCGGGCACTAGCGATGGATGCCCGCTGCCGGTCAATTCCTGAAATAGGCCATACTCTACCCCATCGTGGATGATGCGGGTTTTAATAGTCTTGTTACTGAAGCCGTTTATAATGGCGTCCATCCCTTTTGTCTCTAACTTGTTAGCCATTAGCTCAATCGCCTCAGTTGCGCCCGCCGGATGGTCTTATAGCTTTGCGTATCAATTACCGCTTCCACTTCATACGTTTTGCTATCGTGTACCACCTGATCTTCCACGGTGATGGCCTGGGTATACGGGATATTTAGCATCCAGCGGCTAACCGTTTCGGGCGTATCATTGCCCCGTAAATCTTCATCGCCTGATGTCGGGTCAATTCGACAAGGGACAAAGGTGTAAGTTTCGGTGAATTGGGCGGCGCTCAAGTCAGGCGCTCCCATTGCATCAACCGGATCGGTGCTGTCTAATGTCCAGATGGAACAAGTGTCTGGCAAGAAGTCATCAGACACTAAGCGCATTGCGGCCATTTCGCGGGTAGTGATGACTGTCATTTACTGGCTGCCTTCGGTTTGCGGGGCGCCCTTTTGCGTGGTTCTTTTGGGGGGGGTGCTATCTGCGGGCGCTTGAATAAAACCCAACCATTTTCCATTGACACCATCTCCCATCCGTCCGCGCCCAACCCGTTAAGGGTTGCCAGGGCGTCAGGGTTGCCAAACGAAATGAAAGCTACTGAGTATTCCCACTTTATCATATGTCTATCCTTACCATTTGCGAGATGCTTAGATCGCCAGACTTGGCCCCTTTGACATTGTTACCAATCAGCGGTCTGAAGTTGGCGATTAACCCGTTTATGTTAGCCACCGCCTGACTACGGGTAAAGGTCTGGTTATCGGCTTCAAAGTCGTACCAGTAATCCATATAGGCCAACCGTTGGCGCAAGACATCAACCGCTGCGGCGTATACATCGTAGCTGTAGCCAGTGACCATATAAGCGGTGCCGCCCTGGGTGGCGGACCAAGTGACGCGCCCATTCTCGTAATCGGGCGTGTAGTTGGCGCTGCTGTTAAAGTCGCCATCTGTCTCCCGAATAATAAAGCGTTCGGTGCCAGCGGTGCCAGCAGCGGCTTCCCAATCTCGATATCCGGTGACAGCAGTCAGATAATTGACCGTCCCGCCAGCCTGGGTTTGTGGTACAAATTCCAGGGGATGATTTACAACCCATACCTGATGCCGGTCTAAAACGTCTTGTAAATGTTCGTCTGTCCAATAGACTACGGTGCCGATGGTATAATCCCCATCGCCCGCATTGGTCAGGTTTCTTAGCCTATCGGCCAGGGTTTGCATAGATGCTCTTGAGGTTGCCATAGTTTACCTGTGTATTGCGTGCGCTTGCGGATCACACCAGACGCTAAAACCGTTAGCCTTGGCAGTCCAGCATAAGCCGCGGTCTACATCTTCAGGCGTATACCTGACCCCACTATCTAGCACGTCCCGCCTGGCCAGCATCGCCCCGCCTATTGTGTCCATCTCTACTGGCTTCTCTGTCTCAAAATTTGCCTGATAATAAGCATAAGCGTTCGGTGGTAATGGTTGCCCGTCTAACATCCTGAAGCCCCATATATCATAAAAGCGGCAGCCGTTCGGGTGGTCGCCTTTCCAGAACATCGGGGCAATGATATCTTTGTTGCGCTCAACCAGGGTGTTAATTGTGCCGGGCTGAATTGCCACATCTGAGGGAAGCATAAACACATAATCTGCCCAATCGTCAGCTAATGCAGTGTCAAGACAAGTGTTAAATATACCGGCTAGATGTTTGAACCTGTCCTGGCTCACCACGCTATCGAAGCGGGCTTTGCCGGTATCATATTGAATCAATGTTATCCGGTCATCAGCAATGGTCCAATCAGCTAATAATTGCTTGGTGTTGTCTGTACTGTCGCCCTCGATACAATGTACCCGCAAACATTCGGGCGGATAGTCCAGGGCGTAAATTTGGTCTATGTAGCCCGTAATATAGGCTTCACTATCCCTGAAGGGTGACACAATCGCTATGTTGTACACAGGGCTGGGTTTCCATAGGCTATGACTGTCGGTAGCACGTCTTTAGTAACTACTGAACCCGCGCCAATCAATGCGCCCGCGCCAATTGTCACGCCTGGCAGGATAGTGGCATTGGTGCCAATTGTAGCCCCATCACCGACAAATACCGGCTGCAAGTCAGGGTTATCATTGCCCGCATAAGGGTATGAATCATTGCAGAACATAACGCCGTGGCCTATAAATACGCTTGCCCCTATTTCGACCAAACTACAAATAAACGAATGTGATTGAATGCGGCAATTCGGCCCTATCTTCACATCCTTTTGGATCTCCACAAATGGCCCTACAAATGAACCAGCCCCAATTGTAGCGCCATAGATGTTACACAGGTCAGGAAAAGGAATATCGACATTCTGCCCTATTTCGCAATTCTCTATCACGCTGGCACCGCCGCTACTTCCTTATTCTTGTCTACTAGCTGCTGCATTTCTGCCAGGGCTGGCTTCCAATACTTGCGGTACACCCTGTCAGTGTCCAGACTTAACGCACCCTTGCGGGCGTCGTTTCTCATCGTTTCGTTGTCGCGTTGGTGGTAGGCATCCTCAATGGCGTAAATGGCGTTATTGACATCAACGTACATTCTGAAACTGTTTAAGCCTACTGCAATGTCCTTTTGCCCTTGCACTTTCCAGCCGGCCCATAGCATCTCATCGGTAGTGCTAAAGTCCGTTGCTATCACTGGACATCCGCACATTTGAGCCTCTAGCAGGGGTAATCCAAACCCTTCGGACAATGGCAAGTTAAGTAGCACATCAATGGACTGATACACATTAACCATATAGGTCTGGTCTAACAAGCCCAACCGATAGGCCATCGGATCGGGCGCTATCACGCTCTGGTCATCCTCGCTGGTTAGCTTTAGTAACTCCAACACTTCGCCAATTGGCACCGATCCCCCGAAGTTAGTATGAAGATATAAATAACTATTCGGGTACTTCTCTCGGAACTTGGCGAACGCTTGCAGCATTACCCGCAACCCTTTACGGTCTGCCGGGTCTTTGTTGGCCGCCACAGCGCCAATGATAAAAGCGTCTTTCGGAAATCCTAGCATTTCTCTGGCTTTATCTTTTGGTCCAGGTTTGAAGAGTTTTGACGGTGCGCTGGCTGGCACAAAGGCGCAATCAATACCGCTATCCTTTAAGACTTGCGTTCCCCAGCTCGACATCACCATTGGATAAACCGCACTTTTAACCGCATCTACTACCACCTTCGGGGCCGGGTCCATATCAATCGGCAACCACGGACAAAATATAGTTTGATCGGTGATACGTGGGTCAAAGGGCCAAACGTCTGAAACGGTTATCAGGATATCTGACTGCGTATATCGGTACAACGGCACTAAAACATCCTGCGAAAAGTTTGGGCCATCACCGCTTGGGTAAACCATTACCGGCACCCCGTCATAATCCTTAATTGACCAGGGTAACGGTTGCCCTTGCAGCCCGTACCAGGTACCCACCGAAACGATGTGTCCAGCGCGGGCGATGTTTGGAACGGTGCGGGCGGTCAAGACGCTGTAACTACTAGGAGACCACGGAGCGGTTGAATACCATAAAATGTTCATAAAACTATTTCCCCCGATGCCCGGCCTATGGTGGCGCATCGGGGGAAACCGAGAGAACACCACCATAGACCAGGTTCAAATACTGATTGTCTTACTACCCTTGCGTTACAACACCATCGACATACTCAATAGTGACCATTGCACTATCAACAAGGTCATCAGATACGCCCGCTTCGAGTTTCTTGATTACAATCCACTCATCAGCGTCTACAAAGGCGTTAGCGGCGGTGATGGTCAAAGCCTGCGGAACGTCAGCCACCCAAATAGTAGCGGTGCCACCAGACATACCGGCGATAGTACCAGCGGTAACGGTGCCAGATGCACCAAAGTTGACTAGCAAAATATCAAGGGTACCCGCTAGACCAGTTGTAGCCCAAGCGTCAATCACAGTGATACCACCGTGGGCAGAGCTGGCCTTTAATGCGTGGGTCAAGGCACCATCCCCGGCCATCGTGCCAGGGTTTACGGTTAAAAATTTACTGCCTGTCATTAGATTATCTCCTTAAGCCACTGTCGGCGTGGATGCGTCTGATAAAATCGAAACGCCAAACGCCGGGCGCCAGATACCGTGGGCGTACCAGAGCGAGCTATTCAACTCGGTAAGCTCTCGTGATTCATCCCGCTGTGGCCGAATGTTGAACACCTTGCGGGTGTCAACGGCGATGGCCTGGGGAACGTAAATGGCCCCATATGCGTCATCTGACCCATCAATAGCAATGGCATTCGAGACAACAAACGTAATGCCCACAAAATCGGGGATTTGGAAAAAGTTGGGGGCGGCGGTCATCCGGTCCTGAAAGGCCGGAGCCACGGAAACGGAAGCGCCCGCAATGGTGTTCGCTCTTAGCAGAACTTCCCATTGATAGGGATGCAAGGCACAGAAAACAGGGGAAGCAGCGGGTACGCCCTGATTCATCAGGATTGAGTGAGCCTTGGTGATATGCGCCCAAGTGATGATGGTGCCAGCGTTACCAATAGTCCCGCCGGTAAGATCATCAAAGGCCAGAGCAATGTTAACGTCAACAGAGCGCCCGGCGGCGCTACCAAGTTCAATGGAAGCGTTACTAACTTCGCCATCAAAATCAGATTCTACGCGTTGATCGGTAAGATCAACGCGTGCCCGGTGCGCTGCCGGGGTAAGACTGCCAAGCGCGTCTTTACTGAATACTTGCGCGGCGGTATCATCTTCTTCACCAGCTTCGACAAACGTAACGGCGTTATATTCGTTCACCTTCCGATCCATCATTCCAGTTGCGG